ACACACCAACGCTCGCAGGAGCAGACTGTGGTGTTGGTTCAAGTTTCGCAACTGTTTCACGCAACAACGCAGCATGATCAGGTGCCAAGGTTTGACCTGATTCCAACGCTGTTATCGCAACCGCAAGTTGATCGGCATCGATACCGGTGCGAGTAGCAAGCGCATCAAACGAACGAACCGAAGCCGATGTCGCTGCATACGCTGGGAAACCAGTAACCACCGAAACTTCATACAGTTTGATTTGACGCAACTCACGGGTCATACCGTCATCAGACCAACGGTCACCACCTTGAGGAACCGTGAAACCGAACGACATCGAGTCAACGTCTTTGCGTTGCATCAAAACCGACAGGTCACGTCCAACGGTTGTGTCAGGTAAATCGGCCTCGACAAACAAACCTTTAGAATCCTCAACCAAACGCATCGTTTTAGCCCTAGTCGTAGCCAACAGCATTGATGAGTCATGGTTCATGTACATACGGATATTGTTCCGTGACTTCAACGACTTAGCGAACGCGCCAGGCATAATGCGCTCGATAAACGGTAGAGGCTCAGAGTCAGAATTGAATACTGCTGCATAACCACTAAAGGTCATGCCGTTGCCCTCTACTGCTGCACGAAGTTCAAAGTCATTGAATGTGATGCGTCGTGTCTCAACCTGTTCAGCCATACCTGAAACATTACCAAACTCAGGTTCACTAGTGCGATTGAATGAGAACACCCGATCCGATGACTCATCATCGTCTTCCTGTTCATCTCTGATTTGTTCAACCTTCTCAGCAAACCAATTCATCGCAGGTTCAGGGTCAAGCGGATTGATACCCCACAAGTAGAACGCAACAGCACCGGCACCTGGGAACTCTTTGTCATCAGGGTTAGAGTTTTTCGCAGCATCTAAATCAACCATGTGACGTGCAGCCCAAGCATTCGCACGAATCACCTTGTCTTCAGTAATCTCGCCTCTCGCCATGTCACGTGCTTCACGAACAGTTGAAGCAACAATGCCAGCACCAGCGAGCTTCTGACCGTAGTAGGTCAAACCTTTACGAGCAGCCGATTTGATGTACTCAGGCAAACTCAAATCCACAACACGAACAGAGACATCCATCTCCTGTTCGTCCTCGTCCTCAAGGTCTTCCTCGTCTTCCTCCTCTTCCTCGATCTCGGCTATCGGTTGCCAAGCGTTGCAGTAGTAGCCACCATCAACGAAGTCATCCCACTTATCGCACCACGCTTTAGTCCCCTCAGCGTTCTGACGTGATTCGTCATAGAACACACAGTTCCCACACGCACGGCCTTCAGGCACATCCTCAGCCAACGCCGGACGATAGTTCTCTGGCAACGCACGTTCCCCACCTGGCTCCATCTCCTCAGCAATCGACACAGCGACCATCTGGTCAATCGCATCCTGCTTCGTCATGTGACAACCAATGACTTCGCCGTCTTCCTTCTCCACAGCCCAACCAGCGCATTCAGAGTTCTTGTCAGAAATAAAGTAAGGCATCAGACAGGCTCCGTCAACCAAGAAACAACATGACCTGCTTTTCCTGAAATACCGTAAAGCAAATCTGTTGGTGAAACAACTAAATCTAATGCTTCCAATTTGTCTAATCGGTAACCGTTAGAAATGGTAACGCCTGTACCGCCAATATAAACAGCGTCCGTGTTGTCATTGTTTTTGATGTGCATCTTGTAAGGGTTGCCCGCATAGCCACCAATCAACACGCCGTCAACAACAGTCGCAGCCGTTCCGATTGATGTTTGCCCGCTATAGAACGCCATGTCACCTCATACCAAAAGCAGTAGTTCTGCTTCGTCTTCTAGTATTGACCATGTTACTTCAGCAACAGCACTAGACGACAAGGAACCAACTGATGCTCCTACGCCGAACACTTGGAGAGGAACCCGCAAAGGTTCAACCACAACCTCCACAACCTCTTCAACACGCTCAACCTTCGGACGACGATACCAAGGATTCCCACCTGGATACTGAGGAGGAGGAGGACTTGGTGCCGGATCAACCGTTGCCTGCGCCGAAGAAGTCAACCCGCCAAGCAAAGCCGAAGCAGTAACCGAACCAGCAACACTCGCAACCGCAGTCGATGACAAGCCACCCAACACCGCTGAAGCCGAAACAAGATTCGACACCGACGCAACAACTGAAGCAACACCTGCACCCAAAGCAGCGTCAGCTGTAACCGTATGCGCAACCGTTGCATCAGCAGACGCAACAACACCACCAAGCACCGCCTGAGCAGAAACAAGATTCAACACCGAAGACGAAGCCGAAGCCTCAACCCCACCCAACACCGCCTCAGCCGAAACCACATGCGACACCAACGCAACCGCCCCAGCCGTCAACCCGCCAAGCGGAGCCGAAGCGGTGACAGTTGTTGTGAAGGTGAAGCCGTCTAACTTCGCAATCGAGTCAAGCGTTGACGTGTCAAGTTTGAACGCGGGACTGAACCCACCTAAACCGAAGTCAGCATCATCAAGTTGTGACTGGTCAAGAATGAACCGTGAAACGGCCATCAGAAAACCTAACTAGCGACAGTCAACGAAACAGTCAAACCACCAGACGAAATCGTGTAGGTGTCACCAGCTGTGTAAGCGTTGCCGGTGATCGTTCCAGAGAACAAGAAGTTTCCTGTGGTCAAGTTATCCCAAGCGGTGAAGTGTGTTGCATCCTGTGACCCTGCGATGTTCGTCCACACCACATCAGCATCGGATGCCAAAGAACCAGCCGATGAAGCACCGAAACTCACAGACTTACGAGTTGTTTCAGTCGCAGGATTACTTGTGCCGTTCGCACCAGGGTCGCCAACATGCAACTTCACATACGGGGTAGTGACAGAGAACGAGGTTGCATTACCTAAAGCATCCAACCAAGCGTTCGCCAAATATGCGGAAATACCAGTAGCCATTAGTCCTCAGTCCTCTCGATGATATTCAGAATGCGACCATCAGCGTCACGCTCAACCGTGCGAATCGTAGGTTTGTTCTGAGGCAAGTTCACACGAACCACAGTCTCAGGAACATTGATAACAGGAGCAGGAATGTTGATCGCTGGAGGCGTATAGTTCATGATCGTTTGAGGAAGATTGATGTCCATGTTCTGCGACTTCACCTCATAAGCTGACTGTGGGTCAAGTGGTGCCACAGTAGAAATCTGTTGCAACTGACTCGAAGGCAAACCAGTATGACCAATCGCAGGAAGACCAACCGTAGCCAACACCTCAGCCGGATCAAACCCAGCCAAAATCAAACGCTGAGCAATCTCAGCCTTCGACTGCATCTCAGCCAAGTTCGCAGCATTGATGTCCACGTTCGCCAACGGCACACGGTACGAATCTCCACCATCCACAGGAGGCATGTCCTCTAGACGATGAATGTCATTGATTGACAAGAAGCCTGACTGGAGACCTGTTGAGAACGATGTATACCGTGACGCTTGGTCACCACGCAACAACCCATCAACATTGAACTTCATGAATGCACGACCATCAAGCAAACGGGAATACCCTTCCTCAATCTTCTCGATGTAAGGCCTGAGCGTATGGGTTACATACTGGATGCCGTTTTGTTCAACCGACGCATACGACATCGCACCAGCCGTAGTCACACCAAGCATGCTCGGAGGCACACGGAAGATACGGGCAATCTCCTCAACAGCGAAACGACGTGACTCTAGGAACTGTGCGGAATCATTGTCAACGGTTGTCTTCGTGAACTTAGCCCCACCGAACAACACACCTGGACGATGCGAACGACGCAAACCCTTATGGCCTTCTTCAAAGCCTGACACCAAATCTTTAGCCTGCTCACGGGTCAGGTTGCCAGGGAACTCAATGATGCCGGAAGCCGATGAGCCTTGACCGAAGAACCGTGCAGCGAACTCCTCCAACGCTTTCGCAAGACCCAAGTTTTCCTTCATGAAATCAATGCGCGAAATGCCACGCATCTCACCAGGCAAACGAAGCTCGGTGATATGAATCATGTCCTCAGCCGAAATCACGTCACGACTTTCATACACATAAATCGGACGACGAGTCACACGGTCACGACTGCACTCAACCCTTTGAGGGTTCAACACAACTAGCGCAGCAATCCCCTGATCGTCGCGCACGATACGAGTGAACGAGTTACCGTTCAACATCAACGAAACCAACACCTGCTGGAAATGCTCGATACGGGTCACACCCGACTCAGGTATATCTAACCATTGTGGGCGAGGACGGAACGGTCTACGAGTTCCATCCAAACGAAGGAACGTATCGACAGGGAGTGTGGAGATTGAATCTGAAATCATACGCACACACGCATAGACCGCTTCAATCTTGAGCGAATCTTTTTCGGTAATTACTGTTCCGCTATTTGTGGTGACACTAAATCCGTCACCTAATGCAAACAATGACTGTGTAGATATTGCTCGGCTTTCGTTGCCATCACCTAACAGTCTCGACAACATTACTTACCTTTCCGACCACGCTCGTAAGCAGCCGTGAACAATAGAACTGACAGGCCGACAAAAATCAGCCCTAATGGAATTGCTATCAAGAATAGTCCATAAGCGATGAGCAGGATTGAGAAAACTTCTAGCAGGAAAATAAGCATGGCTCTAGACTAC